CTCTTTGTAAAATACCTTTAACGATAGTTCTTCCACTATCATCTTCTTTTACTTTACCTTCGAACAGTCTTGTTTCTATTAATAAATTATTCATTATGCTCCCCAACTTTTACGTTTTTTAAATAAATCAAAAAAGATTGCTGATACTTCTTGACGAATCATTTTTCTAATTTTATCAAGTTCTGATTCGGTTAACTCTTCGTTAATCTTTCCTAACTTGACATTAGAAATTTCTTCATCAATTATTTCTAACAATTCTTTTTTAGTCATCTTACTTTAGTTTACCCCTCTTTGCATCTCTCTTTAATTCTTCAAGTGCATTGATTTGATCTTGTATTGCCTCACCCAAACTTACATTTCTGTATTTAGCTTGTTTTCTAACGGCTAACATAGCGATTCTTTTTTCTTCAGAAGAAGGTCCTTCATTGATTGATTCTTCTACCTTATCTTTTTTTTTTATCTTTTTTCTCTATTGCCTTTTGAAGTGCTGGTGGTAATTTTTTTTGAGCTTTTGTTAATTCTTTAATGGATTCATCTGCAGAACCAAAAGTTGGCCCTTGTCTATCAATTCCATCCTCTCCTCTACCAAATCTTTCATTCTTTGTTCCTTTACCTTTCCAAGTTTTTTCTATGTTGTTAAAGAATTTCTTTTTTTCTTCATCAGACATAGAAGGAATAGATTTACCAGCCTTTTCTAAAGCCTTTTTAAAGAATTCTTGATATTCTGATTCATCTATCATTACTTCTCTAACGATATTTTTAAAGTTTTCTCTTGTTATTTTCATTTTTCTATCTCCTGTATTGTTTTTACTATGTTTATAAGTCTTTCTTTTATCTTATAAATATGTTTGTTTGTTCTCTTCCAATAATCAGATGAATCTAATTCATTCATCGTTTTTATTTTATTGTACCAATTGAAAAACTTTTGAGTTTCAGCTAATTGATATTTTAATTCTTTTAAACCCATAGCCATCTTCTTATGAGGATGCATAGTTTCATCATTTTTTAATTCTAACCAACGATTTACAGGTGATTTAGTTTTAGATTCATTAACTTTACCAACTAATTTCATTCCAAGTGCAGTTGCAATCTTTTTCTTAAGTTTTTTATCTTTTTCACCACCATCAGAAAAAGCTCGTGGAGTAGAATATGCTCCTGCAGCTGCAGATGTAGTTGCTTCATCCAATTCAGTTTGTACTTCTTGGATTATTTCTTCAATAAATTTATTAAGATTGGTTTCCATCGACTAATTTAATTTCTTTTATCAATTCGTAAGATAACATTAATGCCGAAACTTGTTCATCTAAAATCTTTTTACCAAGTTTTTGTTTTTTCAAAACATTTATAGTTTCTCTAAGTTTTATCTTGGTAATTTTATCTTTCATTCCTTTATACATTGAATGAAGTTCAGTAATAGTTTTTACTAATTCTTTTTCAAAATACTCACCAAATTTAGAAGTATTAGAAACATTATTAATATATTCTCTTAATAAATTTTTCTGATTTTCATTTAAGTTTGTATATTTTTTGTTAAATGATTCAGTTAAGATTTTAAAAGTAAGTAATCTTAAATCTTTTTCTTGTTTCTTATAGTCTTCAACTAATTTAGTTTCTTTTTGTTTTAAATTAGTAGTTTTAGTAGATATGTGTTCTACAAGAGTAAGTTTTGAATCAAATACATCCTTAACATCATTAACATTAAGAGTTTTTGCTTCAAATAACTTATGTACTGAAGCTAAGATTTTATAGTTAGTGACAGGAGATGAAAGGAAATTGTCAATATCTAATGTTTCTTTTATAGATTTAACAAGATTATACTTTTCTCTTTTAAGTTTAGAATAGTTTAATCGTGTATGTGCTTCTAATATAGCATCAATAAACTTTTCAGCTTTAGTCTCTGAATTATATTTCTCATTAATCAATAAATTGAATAATCGTAATTCTTTAGACAATTCAGTTTTGCCTGCAAAGAATTCTTTTATGATTTCTTTCGACTTTTCCTCAGACCCATTTAACACCTCTAGTGTTATTTGTCTTGTTAAAAGTTCGAATAGAAACCCAGTATTTTTAAATTTTGAGTGTCTTATTTTTTTCATCTTTAAATTTTTCCAATTATGATATGGTAAATTTATCCTATTATAAATATAAAAATATAAATAATAAGTTAATTTTCCGTATCTGTGAGGATATTGTCCTCGTCTAACATATCTTTATCTTCGTGTAAATACTTTCGTTTTGCCGCAATTCCATTGATATAAGTCAATGCTTTTTCTTCTGAAGTCCGAGTACGTTTTGATGTTCTCTCTTTATCACCAAGTGGGTCTCTACCTAATGGGTGTTTATCTTTCCCATAAGTACCACCTTCACGAGGTCTACCACCTTTGTTTTTAATCTCTTGTTTTATCTTTTCAATTGATTCTTCAATATCATCTGGTTCTTCATCTTCGGTTGCAGGGTCATTACCCTCATCCTCAATAGAACGGAATCTAAATCTATCTTTAAGGTCTTCTAACATACGAACTCTTTGTTCATTTTGTTCTCCTCCACTTAATTTGAATATATTTTCATATACCCAATCCTTAGATAACATATTCAATCCTTGAATATCTTGAGCTAATCTAATTTTCTCACTCCACAAGTTTACTTTCTCTTGTTCGTAAATTGTAGATGGATTAACTAATGATAAACTAAAGTTAGTCATCTCTGAATCTTGAATACCTTGTGCATATAAATGTACGATTGCTATTTTAGATAATTCAGAAACTACTGTTCTTTGTATTCTCTCAATTGTTCTTGCGAATCTAACATCTTCTGCAGCTAATGTTGCTTTACCATTTACATTTTCTTCGTATCCTAAATATGCTCTTGGAATCTTTAATGCTGCAAACATTTTATTTTTTAAGTAATCGATATCTTCAATAGTAGCGTATTCTAAACCTGCAAGGTTGTCGATTGATGTACCACTATCACCACCACGAACAGGAAGATAGAAATCTTCTGTTAGGTTTTGCATATTATACTTTAAGTTGTAATCACCAGTATTTCTATCAACAAAAGGAACTTTCTTCATTTTGTTAATAATTCTCTGCATATAGTTATCAACTTCTGTTGGAGGGATATTACCAATATCAATTTTGAAAACTCTCTTTTCAGGTGCTCTCATGATTCTGTGAATCAACATTGCATCTTCCATAAGAGATAATTGTTTCCACAATCTTCTAGCATTTTCAATCATTGATTTTCCATATGGTAACCAGTTTGTATCTGCTAATAATCTAAAGTGTGCGATTTCAAAGTTTTCATATTCTTCTTTTCCATTTGGGTCTTCAGTAATTTTAAACTTTACTGAGTTTGGATTTGTTGGGTCTGTTCTTTCTAATCTTTCTGTATTGTAAACTGAATGAGGTGTTACGTTAACTATACCTTTACCTTCAGCAACTTCTAAACCTAAGAAGAAATCACCATACTTACACATATTTCTTACCCATGGCCATAAGTTGAATTCAACATTAAGGATATCATAGAATAAGTTATTTAAAATATCTTGTACTTTTTCATTATCAGAGTGAACCATAAGAGTATCACCAAATTCATTCTTTAGTGTAGATTCATCTGCGTATATATCAAGAGCTGATGCTAATATTGGGTCGTTATCCATTGCATCGTAATCTCTGAAAACTTCTCTACGAACTTGTTGGTATGCCATTGATTGAGCACCACCTGCTTGTTCGAAGAAACTTTTTTGTATCTTCGTGTATCTATCTCTTAACGAGGATAGATTTGTTTGTTGTCTTTCATCGCCATCAAAAACTTTTCTTCTACCTTTTTCATCAACCGTTACGATTGCCTTAGTACGAAAGAGTTTTGTTAAACGTCCAAAAAATGAAGTATCTGCCATTTGTATTTATTTTTTAATTTATAACCTTTATTATTACCATTTTCTACAAGACCAATATCTTGCTTTGTGTTTTGGTCCTGGTGAATCACAGTTGTGTCTAGCTCTAAATGCTTTTCTTGCATCTGGATTAGATTTTCTGATTGACATGGTTTTTTCTCCTGCCTTTTTTGCTGAAGTTCCTCCATGTCCAAAGTTCACCTTTACCACATTACCTTTGGGGTTATTAACATACACTTTAAATTTTTTAACATCACCTCTCATTGGTTTACCCAACTTTACAGTCCTACCTTGATACTCGGCTTCATTTATGTCAGATTTATATTCTTTCATAAATTTAGTAAATTCCTGTATATCTTGATAGTTCTCTACTGTGTATTCCTCACAGTATTCTTGACTTTCTACTAATAAATTATATAATGATATCATACTTATTTTCTCCTATACTATAAATATAGATTTATTTAATTAACCAAGTTAAGTCTTCGTTTGTATTTCCAATCTTCATTTTCCATGGATTTTCATCCATTGATTCGTTACCACCAAAACCACTCACCAAACCTTCAGTTGATTGTCCTATACCACCTAATGTTTTTTTAGTTAAATCTATTCCTTCTTGTCTTAATCGTAGTGCAGTATCCCTTACCCACAATCCAATTGAGAATGCCATAACTAAA